CCTCTTCTTACTCCTGCTCTTACTGGATCTTGTATTTCAATAACTGCACCGGGCCGTACAACTATCCCAGAATCTATAGATGTTGTGAAAGTGCAGACCTCAGATTCATTATTTTCAGCAAACAATATCGCCTTCCCCAATCTTCGGGCTTGACCACGGGAAGTACAAGCAAATGCTTTTACCTGTTTGACCACAGTGCCAATCTTAGATTTTATTGTGGCATCTTCCACAACTTCAAAATCTACCTCCTGACTATCCATGTTGTAGTAAGAAACAGATACAACACTGTGTCTGGTCTTTAAACTACTTCCTGCGTAACTGAATCCACCCTCTCCCACATTCGATAGATTAAATAGATAACTCGCATCAGTTGGTTTGTCCTGTGTAATTGTTATCGAACCAGCAGACCAGATTGGCATACATCTCATAACACCAGCTAATTCGTTTATTAAGTCAAATGCCTCTTTTGGACTCTGTATATTTACATTGCAGCTAAATCTTGCTTCCTCTCCTCCAGCACCATCATCGACAAGAGTGTTAGCGAACTTACTGGCTGCTACAAAACTGAAAAGATCAAGAGAACTGTCTGTTATATGAGCACCAAATCCATATCTATCGTTAGTTAAAATATCAAGCAGAATCATTGCAGGACATGAAGTCCATACTGCTGCTGAGAGTGTTCCATTGAATATATAGCCGTCAGGGTACACAATGCGACCAGTAGCAGAATCGACACTTGGCGTACCAGAACTGGACGCACCTGCGCCTGGAATCCTTACTTTTATTCCTCTGATTCTGAATTTACGAGCAGGTATAGAACTAAACTGCATTGAATCTAGTCTTATCGAACTATATGCACTATTCAAATAAGTAGAAGCATCATCAATAATCTCTCCAAAACTTGTCCACTGAAAAGTATCTCTTAAATTAGTATCTGTGCTATCTGCTGTAACTCTACTAACTCTTATATCTACAGGAAACGCACCAGTGATATTTACACGATAATCTTTTTGGTACGCATCTCCACTTCTACCTCTGATGGTGTCAGTAATAACATCTGTAAAACCACCAGAATTATATTGAACAGCTATTTTTAATTCAACAGAAGAGCCTAATAAATCTCCATTATCAGTAGCTTTTTGTAGTTGTGGAAATGTAATAGATACTTTTACAGCATCAACATTTGTATTTGTGATCTGACGAGTAACAGGAGTGCTTGCAGTTACAGTTGTTCCAACACTTGTAGTTGATACACTACTTTCAATTCCAGGTATTTTTGTTTGATCTCCAGTACCAAATCTAGGTGTAAATTTTACGTCTTGAAAATTAAAATCAACAGTTTGTGGATTAGTAGAATCTGCCGATGCTCTTAATATTGGAGTGTCATTAAGAAAGACATCCTTCAATGCAGCATTAGTATATGCAGTTGTACCTTTTGTTCTACCTTCTTTTGATGGTGTTGCAAAACCTTCTATCTCTCCTTCTGATATAAGATCGAGAAAAGTGGCAAACTGTCTACTGTGTAAAGTATCAGGCTCTCTAGTCGGTTGCGGAGGAGATGGAGGTGGGGGAGGACCACCAGCACCTCTGATTGATTTAGGATCTTTTGTCATGCTTGTACCTGTTCAGTATCAATACTTCCACTTATTACAACACTTCCAGTAAATATCTCTCCGTAAACTAAAGGAACAGGAGTTCCAGCCCTTGCCGTCTGCTGCGTTCCGCCGAAACTAAATGATAGTCTGGGATCTTCTTCAGAATCAAAATCATGCCTTTTAGGTACAGGTGTCAGCATTTCACTTACTCCCGTTAGAACAAGTCCTAATCCTACATATCCTAAAGTTCTTGCTAAAGTTGTCCCTCCAGCAAACCCACCAAATCCCAAACTTAAATTAGCGTAAGGAATTGTTGTAGGTATTAAAAAAGCAACTCCTATTAAAGCTGCTCCTAAGAGTACTTTTCCAAATCCTCTACCAGCACCAGTTATAACTGGAATAAAGTGTATATCTTCTTTTTTACCTATAGGATGAGATAATTCATCTTCTCCAATAATGTAGTTCCCTACTTTTACTTGATAGTACTTGGGACTCATATATTTATCAATACCTTCAAAGTTATGAATTAAAAAGCTCATGGCACTAGCTAAAGTATCAGCTTTTACTTCAAATTCTTTATGCCCTACAAACTTTGCAAGTTCTCCATATAATTTTATTTTACGAAGCATAACGATACCTCTTTCCTGTGCATTTCAGTAACCAAGGGGAATATGGCTCTCTACAAGATAGTCTATCGGTTAAATGATGAAGTACATCATCTCCTAGAAAAATAGCTACATGATTTAAAGTTGAATCTAAAATACTCATTAATAAAACATCTCCAGCCTGTAATTTTTCATCTGGTCTAAGTTCTCTAAATCCTGTTCGCCACGCATAACTTTCAAATAATGGATCTTTCATAAACTCTTCTGGAGTAATTGGTCTTTCATAATCTTTCAACTCTATATTTCTTTCCTGTTTGTAGTAATCACGAACCAAAGACCAACAGTCTGTTATTCCCCAGACCCATTGCCTACCAAGCAAAGGTGCTTCATATCCCTGTGGCTCATAATATCCCCATTGTTTTGTTTTTGGATTTACTATGTGCCAGGGAAGTTTACTTTGTTCGCAAGCAACTTTATCAGCCTGACTAGCGGTAGGTGGTGTTGTTGGATGACTGTGTACGACAGCAACAATATTTCCTAAATTATCAGCTTTAACATAATCTTCTGGATCAAGAATAAAACATTGATGTGCTGTCATTGAAAGATTACGACAAGGATAATATCTTTCTTTTCCTCGAATATTTAACAAAAGACCAACAGATTCTTTTGGATCTTCTGTTTCAGCATGATTAAGTGCAGCTTCTTTCCAATTCATGAAGCAATCGTACCAATAGAAGGAAACTCAGCTCTAGTGCATTGTCTCTGTGGAGCACGAATACCAGCAAGATCAAATACAGCAGCTAACTCGAATTGAACTACATCTCTGTTTTCTGCTGATTTTCTGTCGACTTTGTATATTTCCTGCGGAAACTCTGCTGTGTTATCTGGTGTGCCGTAAGGATTTATGTCTCCAGGAAAATTAACGGCATCTAAAAATCTAGCGAGAGTTCTGATACGAGTAACAGTTGCACCTGTTAAATCATTACCAGTAGTTGTGGCATTAACGTCAATTAAAATAGCACTTATTGTTCCCAGTGCATTGCTGACTGTTAATGTAGGGCGAGGTAGTTGTCCTTTAGTAAAAGCAAATCCCTCTGCCTCTATTGGAAATCTCTGATATGTGTTTCCTGCCCAGACTATTTCTCCATTATCCTTCAGAGATGAACCAGCATGGAATCTGTAAACTGTGCTCGATCCATGTAAACTACTGTCTAAAGTAAGAGTAAATAATTCAATTATTGATGATGGGTTTATGTTCTGAAGATTGCTGACAATAGCAGAACTGCTCATGGTTCAAATACCTCTCTAAATGTTGCTTGTACTGTGGCTCTATTGTTATATGGTATAGATTTTGTCCAGTTTTCGCAAACATATTGACCAGCACCAGATAAAGTAATCGAAACATTTCCACTATTAGTAGCACTGGCAGCAGCAGTAACAGTAAAGACGTTTGAATCAGTAACCGAGGCAACAAGAAATGTACCATCAGTTGCCGATCCAGAGGTGTAGTCAATAGTAAGTTCGTCTCCTACAGCCACACCATGACCTGTGATCGTGATTGTTACTGTAGTACCTGATTGAGAGTAAGTTCCTGTTTTTGTAAAACCTTCTCCTGGTGGAGTAAAAGTAAAGCTGGCACTATCATTGGCACGACTGTCAAGGAATCCTTCTATAGTGTCTGCGTCTGTTTCTGACACGTTGAAAGTAAAGTTGTAAACTTTTGGGTTTTGATGAGCAGCAAGTCCAAATAATATTCTGTGTTCGTAGCCGTCAGCAAAACGAACTGTTCTAGTTAGTGGTGCGGATCTTTTTTGCTGTCCGTATGTTGGTGTGATTGAAGGGAAGGTAGCCATTATGCGAGTAAACCTCCAGGTCTTTTCTGCTTAATTAACTCTGATTCTATCGCTGCTGACAATACAATGCCCAACTGCCTTCCTTCTTCTTCATCTCCCTCTACGTTAGATCCAGAAGCATCTACGTTTACTACAATGTTTGTTCCTCCCATCCCACCTAATTCATGGTTTGGGATTATAGTACCTGATCTATCTGGAACAAATAACTCTGGACCTCTCTCTCCTACTACTGAAGGTCTACCTACTGGTGGTCTACCACCATTAGCAAACCCAAAGATTCCTAATAACCCACCTGTTACGGATCCACCGCCTACGTTTCCGAATATTGCCAGATTCAGTGCCGCGTCTGTTAACTTATCAACTACATTTCGTAACACACCATTTAAAGACTCAGTTCCTCTTATTAGACCCTTAATTCCGTTGCCTATATCTACTGTTATTGTGTCTCTTAGTTTTTCAAAGGCATCTAAAGTTTGGGTCGCTGCCTCGGTAAGATCATGTGTTTTCTGTAGTTTTTTACCCAATCCCTTTACTCCATCATCTATAGCTTTCTTTTGATCTAGTAAAGTATCTAATCTGGTTTGTTCATCAACACTTAGTTCTTTATTATTTTGTAATTGATTTATCTCATTGTCCAATAATTCCTTACTGAGACTAGCTTGTTTCTCTATTTCAGCTACAGTTTTAGCCACTTCGGGATTTAAACCACTTCTTCTCAGTTCTAATACTCTTTCAGTAAGTTCCTCTTCTTTTTCATTAGCCCTTATTAAAGCATCAAATTTTTCAGTTAATAATGCTGCTTCTGCTTCTGTACTTCTTATTACACTAAACCTCTGTTTATCTAAATCTAAAACTGCTTGTGCCTCCTCAGCCTGTTTACTTGGAAGAGCAATAATCTGCTTTTGCGTACCGTTAATACCAGGTACGTCTACTATCTGTTCAACTTTGGGCATAGCATCTATCTCAGCTTGTCTTGCTTGTAGTGCTAAGGCTCTTGGATCTTTTTCAGCTATTCCTAATTTTAATGCACGATTAGCCTCATTTCTTTGCAGTCCTTTTTGAATACCTAAAGTTTTATTTACGAAGTTAAGTAACCCTGCTGTAAATGCTCCTATTCGGGTTATAGCGAGGGCAAATTGATTATTCATTAACCTAGTTGTTTCACCAAACTCACTTAAAGCGTCAACACCTTTTTCACCTATCTGAACATTCATTACTTGCATAGCTGCATTAAAAGCTGCTGTCTTTCCTTGTGTCTTTTCTATCATCTGTATACGAGCTTCTTCTGCTGAACCCTGTAATCCTAAAGCTGCTGTAACAGCATCAGTATTCTTTGCAAATGGACCTAATGCCTTACCTAATTCACTGATTCCGTTAATAGCGTTCTGAATTTGTTGGACTATTGCTGTAGCTGCGATACCTCCTGCAAAACCACCCATCTGCCCGAACATTCCGCCAATACCACCGCCTAATGCACCAGCAGCAGCACCTATTGGACCTTGACCAAATAACAATGGAAATGCACCACTTATCAACGCACTTTGAGTATCAAATCCTCTTGTTGCTCCTATCCTTTCTCTAAATGATTTTCGAGGCTGTGGGCCGAATACCCCTGGGCCTGAGCCCGCAAAATTTCCTTGTCTTATAGCGTTCATTTTTGCGCTTTCCTTGATTTCTTTAGCCCTTTCTCTGTTTTGAAGCTGTAATAGTTTTAGCTTGCTTTCTTCTTTTGCTATGCCCCTTCCTATTTCTCTGTTTATTTGCTTGATCGTTCCAAAGTTCTTACGATTTTGAGCGTCTACAAGCTCCCCCATCTTTCCTCTTAGCTTCGCAGTATTTACCCCTTTAGCTTCTAACTCTCTCAACTTCAACTCTATACGCAATCTTTTATCAGATTGCTTAGTAATGGTATCTATACTCATCGCTACCTGACCAGCACCCTTAGTAGGAGCCATTTGAGGTCCAAACTGTGCAGCAGTAAATCCTGTAGGTGCTCCTTTTAAAGATTGAGCAGTGGACTTGTTTACATCTTGATTTTTCTTTACTAAAATTTGAGCTTTTTTTATTCTTTTATCGGCTAGTAATAAATTCTTTTTAGCTAAATCAAAATCTTCCTGACTTGCAGCTACATTT